TGGTTCGTTGGCTGAGATATTGAAGAGTCTTCACGGGATGATAACGGGCTATCTTGAGCGTGGGGTTCTTTATTTGTTTCCTTCGGACAAGGCCATGCAGGACTATTCCAAGGGAGTTATGAACCCCGTCATCCAGGCTAATCCTTGTATCAAGAAGTGGGTCAAGACTGGTCGTGGTTCGTCCGACGCTGCCGGCTTAAAGTCTGTCAACGGCAAGAATTTGTACATGCGTGGTGCGGGATTGAGCCAGATCATTGAAGGCGAGGGTTTCGGGGATGCCTTACAGGGCATTTCGGTTGATAAGGTCGTTTTCGATGAAATTGAGCTGATGGATGAGCTTGCCATTGCCAAGGCGATAGCCCGCATGTACGCTTCAGATGTAGGCGAGGAGGTTTACATAGGCAATCCAGGTATTCCGGGCAGGGGGATTGACAAGGTTTTCGGTTTATCGGACCAGCGTCATTGGTTCAGGAAGTGTTCGTGCGGTCACTGGACTTGCGCGGAGTTGTTTTTCATGGAAGACGCCGAAAGATGCGTGGGTTTGAGGGACGACGGGACTGGTTTCATACGGTGTGAGCAATGTGAAAAGGAGGTGATCTCGGATATCGACTGCGAATGGGTGCCTTCTGAGCGTCAGAACTCCGATTACATGCACGGTTACAGGTGGTCTTTACTGACGACTCCGAATAACGACCCCGCAGACGTTTTACACGCTTTCAGGCACCCTCCGCAGGACAATTTGAGCGATGTTTACCGCCTTCAGTTGGGTCTGGCACACACTCCGGCCGAGACGATGCTGGTTCAGAGCCAGGTTTTCGCCCGGTGCGGTCCCGACATGATGGAAACTCACGACGCCGGCCCCTGTGCGTTCGGTCTGGACGTCGGCAAGACGTGTCATTTGGTGATTGGCAAGAAACTTGAGTCCGACCGGTACGAAATAGTCAAGATAGCGAGGTTGCCCGGCGACGGCGACTGGTCTGAAATTTCTCAGATGATAAGGAAGTTCAATTGTAAGAGCGGGGTGATCGATTTGAGGCCCTACGAGTCTGCTGCACGTCGTTTCCAGCAGGAACACAAGCATATTCGGATTTTTCTGTGCGAATACTCTGATTCGACGGCCCTGGATAAGTCCTACAACATTAAAACCGGTCTTGTAAAGGTCAACCGGACGGAGATATTCGACGATACTCACGCGTTGGTAACGAGCGAAAACAAGTTGATTCTGCCTCATATCTCTCCCGAGGTCAGGATCTTTGCCCAGCAGGTGTGCGACCCTGCCAAGAAGCTGGACGATAAGAAGGGGGTTTTTCGTTACGTTTCTTCCAAGAGCAACGACAGCTCGAAGGGGGACCACTATCGCAACGCTTTGAACTATTTTCTGTTGGCTGTGCCGAGAATTGGGGTAGCTCGCGCGGGCAGGGAGTGGGACTGGTCTTCGAGGCCCAAGACCTATCCGAAGGTAATGAACGAATATGCTCGAATATGAAGTCAAAAAATGGGACGGCAAGCTAGACTTGATGCCCCTTGCAAGGCAGATGGCCGAGGAGTCCAAAATTATCGACTTCGCGCCCGAAGTGGCTATTGAGGATATGAAGTCTCTTCACGAGCGAGGCGATTCGGACCTGTTTGTAATGTTCGACCCCAAAGGCGAGGTTGTCGGGGGGATGGGTATTGTCATGTTGGATATGTTCTGGACTAAAGACTTTTACGCGGCCATTAGATACTGGTACGTCAAGCCCGAACACAGAGCGGTGGCACTGACCCTTGTCGGCACGGCCCGAAAATGGGCGATAGAAAAGCGATGTCCGGTACTACTGGCGGCTTCGAGCGAGTTGTGCGTTCCGTCGGAGAAGTATTTGGAGGCCCTGCAATTCACGAAATTTGAAACGATCTATGCGAGGAACGTCTGATGGGCGGTATATTCTCAAGACCCAAGGAACCCGAACTACCGAAACCCGACCCGCCGATAGCCCCGGCGACGACGGTCGATGAGCCTGCGGTAAGGGCTCGTCCCAAGTACGTCGGCGGCAGTCGCGGCAGGACTATCATAGCCGGGGACCTTACCCCCAATAAGCTGTTCAAGAGAAAGGTGCTGGGATGAAGCGAAGAGATTTATTCAAAGCAATTGGAGCGGCATTGTTCGGCGGTCTTATATCAGGTACTCCCAGTCCCAAGGTTAAGGAAGTCGATGTTAAGGAATTCGGGGCTGTTGGTGACGGTCTTACGAACGACAGTGAAGCGTTTTGGAGAGCCGTAAATTCCGGTGCGGATACGGTCCACGTCGGTCCTGGTACGTACAACATTAGCGACACTGTAGTTACGAGTTGTACCATTTTTGGACACGGAAAACCAACTTTTATTACGACCGAAGGAAACACCATGTTCTATTCAAAGGTTTTGTCCTATGGATGCTCTTGAGATAATTAAACTTCAGGAGCGTCTTGAGGCCAGAGACTCGACTTTCAGGTCTACGTGGCAGGAGACGGCGGACTACATCTTCCCGAGGGAGAACAGCATCACCCGTGACGGGGTGTACGGCCAGAGAAGGGGCCAGGAGCTTTACGACGTTACGGCTATTCTCGCCGCCGACGATATGACTTCCGGGCTGGTGACTTACCTTATCCCCGCCGGCCAGAAGTTCTTCGCCCTCTCGACTTCCGACGCCGAAGTGGCGGAATTGGATATTGTCAAGTCGTACATGGCAAAGGCTACCGAGATTATCCACGAGGAGTTATATAGCTCGAATTTCCGTATGCAGGTGACTGAAACTCTTCATTCCCTTCATGTGTTCGGTACGGGCAACATCTTTTCCGAGTGGCGAAACGGTCTTAACTTCATGGACTGGGACATTTCGCGTTACCAGATGCTCGAAAACGCCCAGGGCGAGATAGACACGATGGTCCTGAAGTTCCCTCTGACTGCCAGGCAGGCGTTCAAGAAGTGGGGTCAAATGGCCGGTAAGTCTGTGGTCGAGATATTCGCTGACAACGGCGACCCGAAAAAGGCCGAGGACGTCATGTGGTTCATCCACATTGTAAGGCCCAGGGAGAACAGAAACCCCCGACTTGAAGACACGTTGAACATGCCCTTCGAGAGCGGTTACATCAGCGTGAAGGACAAGGTTGTCATTTCGGAGTCCGGGTATGAAGAATTCCCCTATCACACTCCGAGATGGTCGAAGACTTCGGGTGAGACCCACGGAAGAGGCATAGGGACCAAGATACTTCCGCAGGTCAAGGTCCTTCAGGGGATGGTACGGGATTTGGTGGAAGTTGCCAATAAGAATGCCAACCCCCACAGAGAGGTATTATCGACGTTCGAGGGCGAGTACGACACCACTCCGGGGGGGAGAAACGACGTCACAGACCTGCCGTCCTCTTATGTTGACCCGAACAACTTCGGTTCATTCCCGGTTAATAAGGATATTGTCGAAATGCAGCGCCAACTGGTGAGACAGGCGTTCTTTGACGATGCCTTTGCCCCGGTAACGGGTCTTACGGGTGACAGGCGCAACGAATTGGAGATTCAGCAGCGGATTCAGGAGGCGTTTAGGAGGGTCGGTTCACCTATCGGGAGAATTGAGACGGAGTTGTTTACTCCTTTAATAACAAGGTCTTATATGTTGTTAGTGAGGAACGGACGCATACAACCGGCCCCGGAAGTCATGCGGGACCAGAATATAAAGGTCGTTTACAGGGGTTTGCTGTCGCTGGCCCAGCAGGATGCTGAGGTAAGGGCGTCTCAGCAGTGGATAGCTGTAGTCGGGGAAATGGAAGCTATTATGCCCGGCTCGATAGACAATATCGACCAGGACGACGCTATCAGAAGAATAGGCCGCGCTCTCGGGGTCAACGAAGAGGACATAGCCTCTATGGAGCAGGTCAAGGCCAAGCGAGAGGAGAGACGTGCCGAACTGGAACGCCAGCAGGCCCTCGAAGCGGCCCAGGTAGCCGCCGGTGCCTACGGCCAGACCACCAAGGCCCCTGAAGAAGGAAGTGCAGCCGAAGTTATAGGAGCGATGTAATGCCAAAAAAAG